TTACCTGATTGATCCTTAAAATCCGGTATGTATCGTTTAATAAACATAGAATGATCTCCATCTACAATGTCCACGTCTCCCGAAGTAATGAACGCGGTGATTGGACTTGTATCATCATTAGTTCCTTTTTCTTGGTCATACAATGTTGATACACCAGCTGTTAATCCAATAACTGTTGGTTGTGCAAGTGTTGTAGAATTTGGCATATATTTAGTTGCAAGTGGATTTGCGAACACATCTTTAGAAGCCCAAGTTGTTCTAGCTAAAGTTCCAATTGTCCATAATTTTTCAAGATAGTTATATGTTACTATTCTATCAATTGCAGTAGAAGTACCTGATGCATAAAACCAATTTACTTCTGAAAAATCTAAATTAACTCCAGCATAAATAATAGAGTGTTCATCTGTATTTATATCTTGAAATACATAATCTTGTACTGAACATGGAATTTCTTTTACAACCCCGTCAAACAAATAGAATGCTCCATCTGACATCCAATAGACAACGTTCTCCGCTTCTACAGCAGAATGTGCAGATAATGTTCCGCAGTTCGTACCAATTTGTTTAAATGAGAATGTAAATGGTGGTCCGACAAACTGCATAGAATGAGCTGATGTATTAGTTAATATTAATATATCTCCTCTTGTTGGAACTGCTGTTACAATTCTATTTCCTGATGATAATCTTTGAAATCCTGCGGTATTCGTTGCATTGGGTATAAAGTCTGTAATAGATTCTTGTGAACCAAAGAGCACGGCCATTGGATCATAAGTTGAACTTGTTCCTGGTGTTGTTTGTGTACCAAAGAATATTACATGTCTATCTCTTGGAGATACTGTCATATAATTAGATTGTGTTGGAGCATTAGATAATAATGTAGCTCTAGTATTTCTTGCAGGTAAAAATGCAGAAGTGTCAAAAAAGAAAGTTCTACCACCCACAATTGTTGCAATAATATCTTCACCAAAGTTATCTATTTGCCAGATTCTTGGATTAGCAGTAATAACTCCTGCAGGTCTTGGTGTATTCCAAGTAGAAAATCCCCATGCACCGGCTCCCCATCCATTACCAATTGTTGTAATATCTGATCCTATATTTATTTGAAATGCTGCACCTGTTGCCGATCCAGAAGTAGTTACTGCTCCTGGTGTTCCAATTGTAGCTACATCTATTGTAAAGTTATTAGAATCTATAATATTTTGAATCTCAAATTCTTGAGCCATATTAGTGTTAGTAATATTTATAACACTTACTCCAGTAACTCCTGAAAATGTAACAAAGTCTCCAGCAATTGCACCATTAGATGTTGCAAGAACGTTTACAATGGTTGTTGCTGATGTGAATGTAAATACTGCTGGAATAGTTGTAGATAAAGGTGTGATGTCATAAAAGTTGTTATCGTAATAGGTATATAGTTTTCTATCTGTACCGATGATCGCTAATGAGTCACCAGCTAAATCTGTATATGTGTGTATGTCTCTTGCTGCACCAATTAAATTAGTACCAACGGCAGGTTCCCAACCACCTATTTTTTCAGGAACACCGTACCTAAAACGCACGTTATCACAATCAACCCAACCACCTTCTGCGCCGTATTGAGTATTTTGTTTATCGATTCCTGGTCTAAATTGTAGTTTATTTATTGGCATAATTCTTCATTATACCACCTAATTATTTGATTGCAAACTTATACAAACATTCCTGTTTGCAAGAAATTAAAGGAAACAGATATCCTAATATCATTAGATTTGTTGACATCAACGGTATGATTTAGCCATGATGGAAACATAATACATCTTCCTTCTATTGGTTCATAGTGAACTTCTTTCCATAAATACTGTGGTAATGTTTGATTATTCCTTTTTGGAAGTGTCATTGCAGCAACTGCTCTTGGATCTTCTATCTTTAAGTGACCACAATTTTTAGATGTCTTAATGTAATAAACTCCTGACCATAAAGAATTTGGATGAATATGAGGTCTATTATGTCCTCCTGGTGGATTAATGTTTGCCCACATATTACCAAGATGAGGTTCATTATCTAAACACTCTTCTTTATAAATATCAAATTGCATATGAAATAATGCTTCTGCTAAATTTACATATTCTGGTTTTTTGTGCATATCAGATGGTGAATGCCAACCATTAACATTTGTCTTTTGTAAACCTTTATCTTTTTTAGACCATTCAACAATGTTTCTTTCTAACTCTCTATTATCTAAATTAAAATCTTTAATATAAATTTGTGTTGGAAACCAAAGTTCTTTGTGTAACATTGTTATCCTTTTCTATTCTCAAGTGGGTTATATAATACATCACAGTTTGCAGCCAATGTTCTTCGTGTTTCATCAGTCCCGTTAAATGGATATACACAATGTCTCATGTCATATGGAAATACATAAAAGTCTCTAACTTGCATTGGTGGTGTATAATTAATATTTGCAAATTGACCTGCAGCTGAACCTAATATCTGTAATCTTCCATTTTGTGGTTTATCTTCTGCAGAGTATTCAACCCCATAATGAGATGGTACTTTTAAAATCATAACTGAAGTTAAACCTGTTGGTAAATTTCCTTGATGAATATGAATTGGATTGTATTCATTAGATTTCATTTCATTAACCCAAATTGAATTTAAATGTAATTGATATTTTACAACTTTATTCCAATCTAAATAATGTTTGTAAGCTGACATAAACCATTCACACACGCGAGGCGATAAATAGTTATGTCTATGCATTTTAGATGTATCTTCTCCATCATAAAATAAAGATCTCTCATCATCTATTTTGCCAATTAATTGTTTATTAGCTTTTGCAAGTTCTCCATGTTTACTTTCATAGGTGTCATTAATTTCATTAAAGATGTCTATTGGAACTTCGTAACGAAGTACAGATTGACCAAAGAATACAAAGTTAAATTTCATAATCCCATTTCTTTTCTAATTTTGGTAGCAGATATTTCTTGTATTTCTTTTGGTAATACAATCTCTTCTATCTTGTACCCAACATCGCGACCATAACAAATGTTTGTAATATTAGGAACTTTTATAACGTCAAATTGACCAACGTAGTCTTTTAATTTTTCTTCAATTCTTTTCTTTATATCTTCAAATACAAACGGATTATTATCTGTTTGTGGCATTGATCTAACCATAATAACAACTTGGCCAGTCTTCTTTAATATCTCTTTAAATAAAGCTAAATGTCCATCGTGAAATGGTTGCCAACGTCCAAGCATCTGTGCTGTTGGTTTAGAGTAATCTATCATGTATCTCCTTTATTATGTTATTGTAATTAAAATCTTTTATCTCAAAGTCTACTTTTTTAGGTTTCTCAAATACTTTATTCGTATCTTCAAATCTTCCTTTATCAATTGTATTCATCCAAATCTTCATATCATAGAATGATCTATAAGATTCAAATGGACAAACAAAGTCTACAACCACATGATTAACTGCAAGATCACACATAGTCATCATTCTATTTGCCTGACGTTTTCTACCATTCTCTGTAAAATCCCAATCTTCAAATAACTTTCTAATATCATCAGCATTAAAGTGAGGTATTTTTTTATTCTCAACTAATTTTTTAGCAAATGTAGTTTTGCCTGATCCTGGTAATCCAAATATTAATATCTTCATTAAAATTTTATATGTCCATACGCATCAACAATGCCTTTAGGCAATTGTGATCTGTAAGGATTATCTTCCTTTCTAATCTCTTCTCTAATCGTATGCATTTTATTTCCAACCACTGTATCGTCGTAACCAATACCATTTATTTTAAATTGATTCAAGGATTTATAGTTATGATTAAATCTAGGTATTTTTAAAAAATCATATATTTTGTTTATCTCAATTTCTGGTTGATTTACTAAATCGTCATATTTTAAATAATGACAAATTCCAGGATAGTTATAAGAATTCTTTATAGCTTCTAGATCTTTTGCAATAGCACCATCTTTATTCATTAACATCCATAATTTCTCTTCTGTGTTTTTTTTATTATATCTATGAACAAAGCTTGTTGGTTCTTTTTCAAACCATTTAACATAAGATGCAAGAACATCTAATACATCTCTTAAAATGATAATACATTTAAATGGACGTCTGAAATGTTTATTCATTAACATAAAATTACCAGGTGTCATTACAGGTCCACGATCAATAATATAACGCTGCGGCCAATCTTTATAATAATTATCAAATATACTATCTAATACGTTATCTAATGATTTATGGTCTGGATAGTTTTGAAATACATCTGTTTGCTTAAGTAAAAATAAATCTTTCATTATTTCTAATGTAATAGAATTAGGTGTTACAGCAATATCTGGATTTTGATTCATTAATGAACCAAATAAAGTATTACCGGATCTTGGTAAAGCTACCAAAAAGAATAATTCTTTAGCTGTTTTGTTTTCCGAATGTGGGTTGTCCAATTGCTTTCTTCTCATCATGTTTAAGTAATCCTAATTCTTTCTTAACTCTTTCAATAGTTTGTAATTGACCAAGAACATTGAATACTTCTGGTTGAGAAGATCCTGATGTTAATGTTTCAGCTTTGTTTCTCATGATTTGGTGATATGATTCTAATTGATGAGTATTAACATTTTTAGTATCAAATGATCCATCATCAAATTCTTTTTTCAAATTAGACCACATATTAATTTCTCGCATACGATCTCTTGCAACTAGCTCCATATTTGCTTGTGCATAGATCTTTTCATCTAAATCTATTTTAAAACATTCTAGTTTATATTCATCTGTTTCAGTTTCTAATTTCTTTTGTAACCATTTAATCTTTGCATCATTTCTTCTATAATCAAAAGATAATGACATTAGATTTTCTAAAAATACGTTTTGTTCTCTAACACATTGCCAGTATTTAGAAGACACCGTTGGATACTTTGCATCTTGTAATACTGAAATTCTAGCTTCTGTTTCTGTTCTGAATATTTGTTTTTTTGTCCACGTATCGCGAAGCTCCTCAACCATTCCTTTGAATGCGTTAAGATCGTTTGGATCAAGTAGATTATTTAAGTGAATCTCTTCTTGCTGTATTAAGCTTTTTATATTTCTCTTCTCTGTCATTCGATTGGAGATATAATACTTTACTATGAAGTTGTCAAGATTGAAGCGGTTGTTGTAACTATTGCCCCTGTATATTCTTCGGTTGCAGCTGTATTAGCTGTTCCTGTCCAACCACTAATAGATAAACCAGCTGTTTGAGTTCCTGCACCTGCTGCATATGTTTTTGCTGTTGACATACTTGTTGTGGTTGTCCAAGAAGTTCCATTGTATTCTTCTGTTATACCTGAAGCACTACCTCCAGTTATATAACCACCAAATCCTAATCCTGCAGTTTGCGTACCTGCTCCTGATGGACTTTCTCTTCCAGTATTTAAATTTCCACCCGCTGTCCAAGCGCTTCCGTCGTATTCTTCTGTTGCAGTGCTTGGAGGACTTCCTGCAAAAGCTAAACCAGCTGTTTGCGTACCAAGTCCCCCTATTCCATCTCTAGTAGTTCCTAAATTTCCTCCAGCTGTCCACGCCGATCCGTCATATTCTTCTGTGTTATTAACTGATACTGTTGTTCTTCCACCAAAACCTAAACCTGCAGTTTGTGTTCCACATCCTGCTAAACTTCTTCTTGTTGTTCCTAAATTTCCACCTGCTGTCCACGCTGATCCGTCGTATTCTTCAGTTGCGTTTGTATTACCACCACCAGCGTTTAAATAACCTCCAAAACCAAGTCCTGCTGTTTGTAAACCACAACCTGCTAAATAAGCTCTTGCTGTTCCTAAATTTCCTCCACCTGCCCATGCGGAACCGTCGTATTCTTCCGTATTATTTACATAAGTAGCTCCTGAATTTCCCCCAAATCCTAATCCTGCCGTTTGAGTGCCTGCTCCTGCTAAAAATCTTCTTGCTGTACCTATATTCCCGCCGCTCGCCCACGCTGCTGCTGTAGTAACATCGATTGAAGAAGTGAATTCTTCTGTGTTGGCAACATTGACTGTTGTAAGTCCACCAAACGCTAAACCAGATTTTTGAGTACCTGCTCCTCCAAGAAGATATCTAGCTGTTCCCATATTTGTACTATTTGTCCAACTTGATCCATCATATTCTTCTGTGGCTGCTGTAGTAGCTGTTGCATTTCCACCAAAACCTAAAGCTGATGTTTGCGTTCCTGCACCTGCCAAATAACGTCTTGCAGTATTTAAATTTACAACTGTTGTCCATGTTGAACCATCGTATTCTTCTGTTGCTGCTGTATTTACTCCTGATACACCTCCACCAAATCCCAAACCTGCTGTTTGTGTTCCACAACCTCCTAAATATCCTCTTGCCGTATTTAAATTTCCTCCAGCTGTCCAAGCAGAGCCATCGTATTCTTCTGTATTATTTACACTAACTGTTGTATTACCACCAAA